CTTGCCCTTCCCGATGTACCAGTCCGTCCTCGGCATGCCGAGCGGTAGCGCGCGGTCGGCTGGTATGCCGAACTGGCCCGCGGCCATGTCTACGGTCTTCGTCGACGTGCTGATGACGTAGTCGTTCTGCGCGAGCGCGCGGGGGTCTATCCCAGGCCTCTGCTCGTCTAGCCCGTAGAGCTTGTCACCCGTTATGCCGTGGCCGATGTTCACTATCTTGAAGTCCTTGCGCGGTATGTACGGCGTGAGGGTGTCGCACACGACCACGGGATGGCCGGAGATGTGCGTCATGCTCCCCACGCCCTTGACGAACTTCTTCGGCCCGTCGTAGGCATCCCACACGGCCCTGAGGTTCTCGCCGCGCTCCAGGCTGTGGTTTGACACGAACAGGACGGGTCGTGATGAGACGTTCCTCTCGTGTAGCGCCATCGCTTCCTCCCAGCTCATGTCCCGGTACCTGGCCACCTCGGGTCGCTTGCGCCACATGTCCTTAGGGACTGCGGCGAAGTGGGTTATCCTCGGGTTCTCGGCCTTGCCGTTGAAGTCCATCGAGTTGTACTCGGGCGGCATCTCGCAAATGCGCCCCTGGCAGAGGTAGTTGCCCACGTCCTGCTCGGGGAACTTGTACCTCCTCGAATTTATTACGCCCACGATCTCGTCGGCCTTGCCGTCGCGCAGCATGTCGAGGTTGAACAGCACCACGCCGAAGTTCGTGTAGAGCAGGCCGTCGCGGCTCTTGTGGTGCTCCTTGGCGGCGGCGAAGTAGCAGCCGTCGATCGGGAGGTCCCAAACGCCCGATACGTCCTTCGTGCACACCGTGTCGCAGTCGAGCGAGAGGACGACCCCGACATCAGGCAGAACGTGGCAGAGGACGGCCCTCATGAGGACCATCCACGTCCAGTGACTACTGGCGTTCGGCCCGTTGGGCGGGAAGTACTCCTGGCCGCTCACGTCGTGGCACTCGACGATGTTCGGGAGCGGCTGCGGGAACTCGGCGTCCTCGATTAGGAAGTGCACCCTGTCCACGTCCGAGTTGGCCACGAGCGACTTCGCGGCGGTCTCCATGTCGCCGTAGAGGTTGCGCGTCGCGCAGTAGACGGCGTGCTTCATACAACCTCCAGACACGAAAAAGGCCGCCCGTGGGAGCCCCGCTTCCTATTCAGTTTTCAATTTGCTCCTAGATGAGGACACCTTGCCCCGCCCTCACCATGGCGAGCTCCCTGCGGAGCCTCATGCGCTCCGTCACGAGCTTCCCCCTGCCGGCGCCTGTCATGAACTGTTCCCAGGCGTCAAGCCGAATGGCCTCGAGGACATCCTGCCCGAGGTGCCCGATGTCATAGATTCCGGCCGGGCCGAATGTGTCCCAGTCGTTCATCACGCTTCGGAAGTTGGTTTCCTCCTCCTCCACGTACTCGCGCATATGGGCTTTGAAGTTTTCTGCAGCGCCGTCGTCGAGAGCCTTGATCGCCTTGTCGAGCGTGCCGATCCTGCCCTGCAGGTACTCCTCCCGTGACTTCTGCCCCGAAACGAACCTGCCGGTCATAGAAGGTTTAGACTTGACCATTGCAACCCTCTAACCAAGTTCCCTGAGCTGTCGGCGGAGCCTCATTCGCTCCGTGACGAGGCGGCCGCGCAGGCCCCCCAGCACCACCGTGTTCATGTGTGCCATCGCCTGACGATCGAAGCCCGCCCTATCAAGGCCGCCCGAGAAGACTCCCGGGCCGAGCTCCTTGTCGCCGTCGCCGACGCTGTAGTACTCGCGCATCTCCTCGGAGAAGGCGTCGCGCATGCTCCCGACGGCGAAACGCTCGATCCTCGAGTCGATTCGCGCTATCCTCTCGTCGAGGTCGGCTATCCTCGCTTCGAGCTCGCTTATCCGCGCGTTACCGACCCTCCTGAACGCCGAGGCGCCCGTGGCGCTGGGCTTCGACTTGACCATGGAATCTCTCCCTAACATGAAGAAAGCCGCCCGTAGGCGGCTTTTGGCGTCTTGATTGTCGCGGCGGGCGCTACTTCTTCTTCCCCGCCTTCTTGGGCGCTGGTTTATCCTTGCCCTTCGGCTTGTAGGTGTCCAGGTTGATTCCCCCGCAGAGGGTCCTGGTCTCGTTTTTCTTGTCGGCCATCGTGCGCCCCCTTACCAGTTGCTCGAATACCTGTATCCGTACGACCTCGCGTTGAGCTTGAGCCACGAGTCCATCTTCGCCGACACCTCGGCGGCGCCCTGCTCGGTCGTAACTATACCATCGCGCCTGCGCTCCTGCGTCTCGGCGATGACTTCGTTCATCTTCCGTGAATAATCCGTTGCGAAGTCGTCAGCACCCTTGAAAGGCGACCTGATGCTTCTGTCGAACTCGAGCCTGAACTCGTGCCCGAGGCTCGACCGCACGTGGTACACGTCGCATGAGCCGTAGAGCACGTCACCGTTGGCGAGGTCGTAGTACCTCGACTGCCTGACGTACTCCGAGATGTCTCCCGGCGACCATAACTCGACCACGCCGGGGGCGTCGATCGGGTGGTTGTGGAAGTCCACATAGCCCCTCTCGACCCCGGTGCCGAGCTGAACCGTCCGAACGGCGTTCTCGAACTCGTAGAGGTTTCCTACGACGCTGTTGCCGCTGTACTGGGAAAACAGCCTGATGACTCGCCCGTCTGCAGAGAAGAGGACGTTGACCTCGTATGGGAGCGACGCGATGAACCTCTTAACGTCCTCCTCGCTGTAGCCGTCGTAGTCCTGCCTCCTGAGGCTGATCCTGCCGGCCGCGTCCTTGAGCGAATCCATGCTCGGTGGGTATTCCCCCGCAGGCGTGCGGGCCGCGCTGCCCGTCGCTGATGGCTTGGATTTGACCATCTATTACCCGGCCTTCCTGAACCTGTACTTGTAACCGTACCTGTCCTGGTTCTTCTTGAGCCACTTGTCGACTGCGTCGTTGTAGTCCTTGCCGCTCATCTGCGCGCTCTTGACCGCCTTGGCGAAGCCGGCCCCGTCGAACTTCGGCCCCTTCTCGAAGATGTAATCTCCGGAGGTGCCGCTCGCGACGATTCCGCGCTCTCCTGCCACCTGGGCGACGCTGAGCAGGTCGGTGTCCGAGAATGCCGAGTCGTTCGGGTGGTTGTGGATGATGATCTGGCCGTCGCGGCCCGAAATCGCCACCGAGGTGCTGCCGCCCTCGATGTACTGGTGGACGTAGCCGTCAGGGTCAACGGTGATGCCGTACTCGTGGTCGCTGCCCGCGTGGCGCTCCCTGAACTTGTCGAGGGCTTTCTCGAAGCTCTGGAACTTGTCCCCGTCGTTGAACTCGGCCGGGAACAGGACGTTCCTCAGGTTGTCTCCGTTGTTCGGCGCGTGGTCGAACTTGAACGTCTGCGAGCTCTCGCTTGAGCTCCCTCTGCCTCCGTCGAACTCCACGAGCAGCCTGTAGTCGTTGTCGGAGACGATCTCCGCGACCGTGCGCCCGCCGACCTTCTCCTCTAGCAGCTCCTCGATTCCGCCGACTGCCTTTGACTTGCCGGTTGACGGGTTGTAGAGTTCCCCCGTCTCGGGGAAGTACGTGAGCGATTCGATGTCGAAGAACACCAGCCGGCCGGCGTTCTCGACGAACTCTTCGATGTTCATGGTTGCTATCCCTTCGCGAAAGACTTTGCCTTGTACCTGCAGACCTCTATGTCACCGAAGTCGAAGCCGAGGTCTCCTCCGAGGAGCAGAACCCTGCTCGGCTCGATCTCCTTGAAGGCCCGCCCCATGCCCCACAGGCATATCTCGCGGGCGTCCTTGTCCTGCTGCACCCCCACGGTGCTGATGAACACGGTGGAGTGCTTCGGTATTCCGTCCAGGCAGTAGCCCAGGCTGTCCTTGCCGGACCAGGTGACGTTCGGCACGGCGTTGATGCCGTTGCGCTGCCACCAGTTGCCCAGCGCCCTCGACCTGTAGATGTTCCACTTCTTCATAGGGACGGGCATGTCCAGGTACACCGAGAAGTCGGGCGTCACCACGCAGTCGAACTTGCGCAGCAGGTCCAGGTACTTCTCTGGGCTCGTCCAGACGCGCTCGAACTGGTAGTCGTCGATGCAGAAGTGAACCCCAACGTCGAACTCCTTGGCCGTCTTGCAGAAGTTGAACGAGATCATGTCCTTGGGCTTGGCGTCCACCGCCCTCATGGTCGGGTACCCCTCGTCGCCGGCGCAGTCGAAGATGCTCACGAGGTGCAGGTTGTACGCCCTGTCCGTCTTGAGCCTCTCCGCCCCGTACGGGAGGTTCTTCGACTTGAAGTCGAAGTTGAACTTGCTCATGTCCAGCGACTTGATGTTCCGCACCTCGTGCTGGAGGAGGGTCTTGTTCCATGTAGCGATCTCGCCCGACCTGTTGTCGGCGAGGCGCAGCGCCCTGACCTCGTCGTCTGTGAGGTCGTCGGCGTACACGATGTACTCGTCCGGGAACTCCGTCCAGCCCAGCGACTTGCAGGCCGCCACGCGGGTGTGGCCGTTCACGATCGTCGGGTCCTCGCGGCTCCTGAGCACGATGGCCCCCTTGAAGCCGAAGGTCTCGATCGACTTAGCGACCTCGGGGATGGCCTTCTCGTTGTGGCGCGGGTTCTTGTCGTACGGGATGATGTCGTCTATGTTCATATGACCCTAACCCATGTAGTAGATGGTTCTGGCGTCCGATGTGGTTACAAGTACATCCCGTACCTGTTGGTTTTCCTGATGTTTGACGAAACCACGACTGCGTTCCTGTTGAGCACCACGATCTGCGTCTCGCCTCCCTGCCTGACCACTATCGCGTCGTACCCGTTCGCGAGCGCGAGAGCTGATTTCATCGACTCGGTCGACTCGAAACCGACCATGCCGCTCAAGCTGTGCGCGAAGTAGTCGCCCGAGGCGTCCCAGGTGTCGATGACCTTCGCCCCAGGCTTGAGCGCCGCCCTGATGACGGCGCCGCCCACCGTGTAATCGCTGTCGCATGCGTACCGCTGTCCGGTGAGCTCGTTGTCGCTGAAGTACATCCCGTCGGCGTAGTACCCCTGGCCTATGTAGTACTTCTGGTCGTACATGAAGTTCTCGTGCTTCTCGGCTCCGGAGAGCTTGCCGCTGTCGGGCATGCCCCTGTACATCACCTCGAGGCCGTTCTCCTCGACGTACCGGTCGAAGTCCGCGTCATCGAGAACCGTCGCGGACCCGTACAGCCCCTCCTCGTCGACGAAAAGCTGTAGCGCGGTCTTCCCGTTGAGCCCCTCTGCCTCCAGGTCGGCTGATTGCGAGTCGCTCATGCCGAAACGGCCGTCAGGGTTGACGTGGCGGCTTACGAAGCTCCCGAACATTGCCGTGCCGCTGCGTTTCGCCGTCGCGCTTGGCTTCGACTTGACCATCGCCTATCCCTTCAGCGACCTCTTGCGCCCCTTGTAATTTGGGCTGAACCCCATGTTCGGGTCTTTGTCCATCGCGGCGGCGAACTTCGCGTCGCGCTTCCTCGGCTTCGGCCGCGCCGCCTTCTTCGGTTTCTGTGTAGCCATGTCTCTCCTCGTCACTCCGTCACCCGCCTGATCCTGCTCGAAACCACGAGCGCGTCGCGGTTGATAACGTTCACGTACGCATCTTTCTCGTTCGACGTGAGAATCGCGTCGTACCCGTGCGCCCTCGCGTAGACGGCGAGCACGGACTCGCGCATGGCGTGCTCCGGGTGCGTGCGCTGAATCTCCGCCTGTAGGGCCGCGTGCGTAATCGTCCTCGCGTCCGGCTTGAGAGCGGCCTGGATCACGGCGCCCCTGCCCTTGACGTAGTAGCCGTCGAGCGCGTAGTCCGTAGCAGTGCTCTCGTCGCCGAAGTACTGGCCGTCGCCGAACATGCCGCTCCCGACGTAGTACTTGGGGTCGTAGATGAAGTTCTCTTGCATCTCCACGCCGGTCAGGGTCTCGCCGTCAGCAACGCCCCTGTAGATGACCCTCAGCTTGTTGTCCCTCGCGTAGGCGTCGAACTCGTCGGGCTCTAGCACGTCGGGATTGCCGTAACTGGTCTCTTCGAGGTACTGCTGGAACAGCGAGCTGCCGTTGAGGCCCTGGTCCCTAAGCGCCTTGCGCATGGGATGGTCCATGAACGGCTGGATGTAGCCGAACTGCTCTCGCGAGTGGGCTGAGATGAACTCGTCGAAGGATTTCGTCCGCCTGGAAGCGGTCATGGAGCTCTTCGATTTGACCATGAACCCCTACCTCTGTTTCCTCTTCGGCCCGCCTTTCGCAGGAGCGGTCTTCAACACCCTCACGGCGTCCTTGCCGCCGCTATGCCTTACTGCGCGGTCGTTGTTCTTCTTGGTTCCTGCCACGCTCACAGCTCCTTTACGACGATGGTTATGTAGTCGGATTCCTTGTTTCCTATGACCTGCTCCACCACCTGTCTGGATCGCGATGAAGTCGCGACCTCCTTCTCGTGCGGATTGGTGGAGATGCTCGATATGTCGGCGCCGTGGCTCGTGCCGTCCATGACGAACACGACCCTGTTGCCGCCGAACGAGTCCTGATTGTCGTAGGCAAAGCCCCTCGCAACGACGACGCTCGTCGACCATGACGCGATCCCGTTCATGTCGATAACTGCCCCAGGCTGCATGAGTGCGAGGTCGGAATCCTGAACCGCTACGCCGCGGAATATCTTGTAAGGACACGACTGCGCATCCAACGCCGCATCGAGCCGCTCGGTCCGCTCCTCCTCGTACGGTCCGTCGGGGTGCCTGAACCATCGCGACTGCGTGGTAAACGACTTGACCGCGCTCTCGTACTGAGCCTGTGTAGAAAATCCCTTAGAGGGCACAATGTCGCCGATGAGCCATGGACCGTTCGGCTCGCCTTCCTGTTTTCCGGCTTTGCTCGCCGTCATGGAGGGCTTCGATTTGACCATGTTCGGCCTCCAAAAAAATTTTTTTGAAAATACGCAGGTCAGAATTATTTTCAGAATCGGGGGGATTCGCTGCTGTGGCCGCCGGGGCAGGATTCGGTCCTGGGAGGTGGTCCCCCCACCCCGAAAACCCAAAAGTTAACCCCTGGGTACTTATTTTCCCATCAACAGCTTCCTGACCTGGTGTTATGCTGATTTCCTCGCATAATCGCAGGTCGTGGGTCTTCTTTTCGCGAAAATGCCAAAAAAAGACCCCCCTAGGTTTTCCAGTCTCTCGAAGTCACGAGCGGGATGCTCGAGGGCTTCACCTCGATCTTGTTGCCCTTGCGCTGGTTGCATATGCGATGCACGAGCTGGCAGTTGTCCCTGTCGTACGGGCTACCGCCCCTGCTGACTGGAACTATCTCGTCGACTTCGGGCGAAAGCGGGTGCCAATGGTACTTTCCGTTTCCATCGGGAATCTTTCCGAGCGACTTGTCTATCGGCTTTCCGCAGAGCGCGCATGTGTCCTGAGTTGCGAGCAGCCATTGCCGCACGTCGTTGCGCCGCTTCCAAGACCCCCACCTGGGGTTGGTGCTGGGCATGTCCCTGTAACACCCCCTAGGTCGATTGAAGGCCCCGTACCCCGTGGGATTGCGCCATGGGGCGCCTGGTCCCGTCGTGGGCTGAGTTTCGGGCCCCCTTGGGCGAACGGCCCCCGCTGGGCCTGTCCGGAATGCCCAAGGCCCTCCTGAAGGCACTGGCTACGGCCGTGTCGAATTTCGGCGCTATTTCGGCCGCGTATTCCACGAGGGGCCGTGGCGAGGGAATGCCGCTCATCGTCTCTCCTGCAGCGTCCGGGCGCGGACGATTCGATTCGTTCGGGTTGCATGCGGCGAAAGGAGACGAAAAACCGCCCCGCCGCGCCCGCCGTCGCCCGTGTAGTCATGGGAATGAAAAGAAACGGGCCGTCCCATTCGGGGCGGCCCTCACTGGTTACACTATACGCCTTTTCGGGCGGGTAAAAGCGGTCAGATCGCGCTGTGGAGCGGGTCTCTCCACGGATGCGGCAAATAGGGATGGAGGCTCACGAGCGCGGCTTCGTGCAGGTACTTCCTGACATGGCCCTCGTCGTATCCCATAATCTCGGCGACCTCGGCCCACGGTTTCCCTTCGAGGTACCTGCTCGTCAGCAACCTCGCCAGCAGCGGCTCGATGTTCCGCAGCGCGTCGTGCGCCTGCCTCTGCTCGTCCAGGTACCCGGATAGCTCCTCGTCGTACTCGGCCTCCATCGATACGAGCTTCGCGACCGAGTTCGGAATCCTGTCGGGATTCGCCGATGTCGAGACCACGTCCCTCGTGTAGTCAATCCCGTCGACGCCCGAAGCCATCTCCCGCAGCTCGTCTATCTCGCTCCTGAGCATCCTTATCGAGTGGTTGAGCGACCTGATGTGGACCATGTACCTCTTCGATTGCTCAACGAGGTACTTCCTATATTCCTCGTCCATGTGCCTCCTTAGGTCTAGGGACATTATAACACCTGGTCATACGCTTGTGTGGTCATAGCTTGCCCTTGTTGAAGCCTTTGGGCCTCCTCTCGGGGACAATCACGCCGGCGCATTCGACCGCGAACGGGTCGACCTTCTCGTGGCGCCTGTCGCAGTAGTACTCCTCCTTGTTCCCCAGCCTCGATGACCTCACGATGACGCTCATGGCCCTGCAGCCGTCGCAGCGCGTGCCGGCGATTCTACCCGACCCGTGCCGCTCCGGCCTCGAATGCGGCTCGTCGTAAGCCAAGGCCCATCACCTGCCCCTCTTGCGCTCGGAAACCAGGCCGGCTATGTAAAACGCCAGGAAGACGGCCACCATGACGGCGAGTGGCAGCCATAGCGGCATCAGCACGAGCCACCATCCCCAGTCGATCACGCCCGTCAGCTTCAGCGCGATGAACAGCAGCGCGAGCAGCCCCGCGAATCCGACGCCGCCCGAAGAACCCATCCGCTCCCTCATCTCCACTCCTTAGCGTATCCGAAGAACTCCCCGATCAGCTCCTGGGTGGCATAGCCGTCGAACTGGAGCGTCCTCTTCTCCTCGAACGCGCCGTCCCTTCGGGTGCTCTCGAATTTCATGGCGCACTCCATGTAAACGGGCTTCTGCTCTCCGCCCATCTCGATTTCCTCAACCATCAGTTCCCTAACCTCGCAATCTCATGCGCCAAGTCCAATGCCTTACCGAACTTATCACGGTAATGGTCGCGCTCATCTCGAAACTCTCGCGTCACATCGCGCATGGTGTCTAGTTGCCTTTGCAGCTCGTCGCGCTCGGCGGTCAGCTCGTCGTTTCTGCGCCTTGTCTCACCATAGAAGTCGCGCAGGCTGTCGATCGTGTCGGTCACGAGCAGGCTCGGCTCGCAGCAGTCGTACGGACGCGGATACTGCATGACGCCTTCTGCGTAGTCGCCGAATTCTGCCTTGTTCACGCATGAGAGGAGCTGATCTTTCCAATAATCGCGCTCGGCAATCAGCTCGTTAGTGCGCTCGCATTGGCGCGTGTTTGCATCGACCATTTCTTGAACTATTCGCTCATGCTCGGCTGTCAGCTCTTCGCGCTCTTCCTGCCACTTGCAGCAATCGCAATCGCACCAGACCTTCGCTTTGTGTTCTTCAATACTCTCCAGCTCATAACGCAACGAGTTGTTGTCACATACCGCCGTGTTGAGGTCAGCGGTCAGCTCTTCGATCTTGGCTTTCAAACCACGCACCTCTTCAAAGGTCATGCCGAAAATATGCGTCTTGCCCTCTAGCCATTCCCGCTCGGTTATGGCCGCTTGGCGGTCGAGCAGTACACGTATTTCGTCAATGTAGAAATTGCGGCAGTCCATATCGTCGTGCTGCCCAGCTTCCCAGCCTTGCGCCCATGCGTCGAGCACGTATTGACGCACTTCAGCTTCCAGCTTCTCGCGGCTGTCATCGAAGTCGCGTATCTCGTCCTTCAATGCGCCGATTTCGGCTGTTTCGGGCGTTTCGCGGTCAGCGGATTTGCTGATTGGCCGATTCGCTGCGCACGTGCTGCTCGCTTCTTCGCCCATGTTGCCCGTGAACGTATCGCCTTTCAGCGTGTAGCCGATGAACGCCGATGCATCGGGATTCGCTTCGTCATCGTCGGTCAGCAGGTCGATGAGCGCGGCTTTCGCTTCTTTCGCTCGACGCGGTTCATGACCCCATCCAAGCATCGCATAGACGTAATCGCTCAAGTTCTCGTACCTTGGCTCTTTCAACCGCTCCACGGCTTCAGCGCGGAGCTGCTTCTTGGTCTTGGTCATTCGGTATCTCCTTCCCCGCGCCGTTCGCCCCATGCGCAGAATCCTTCAGGCTCGGTCTTGAACGGCTCACCGTTCGCCCAGCACTCGGGTTCAGCGCCTTTCATCCATGGCTGATAGTGCTTGCAATCGCGGCAGCGCACGATCTCCTCGTGGAGCGTCCCGTAGTGGTCGGTGCTCTCCGATGCGAAGTAATCGCCGACTGTCACGCGCCCACCATCCATCAAGTCGCTCATGTCGCAACCGTAGCCTGACGCGTATCGGAACACGTACTCGCTCATTCCGCATCATCCCTCAGCTCCACCAACTTGCCCCATCCGTCGCAGCCGATGAACGGGCAGCGCGTGTACTCCTTGCGATCCGTCACGTCACGCCATACCTCTGCGCAGTCATCTCCGCATATCGGGCATTCCGTGTAACCGGCGTATTCGAGGTTCTGGGGCTGGCCGCCGAACAGCGCATTGATTACCCCGCTCATCGCTTCACCGCCTAATCCACTATCACGACATCTGCGAGGTCGAGCACCTTCTCGACCTGCTTCTTCAGGCTCCCTGGCTCGAACTCGTCTAGCTTGCGCCCGTCGGGGTGTCCTCCCTGGACTATCGTGCGCAGGATGCCGATGTTGTTCTCCGTCGCATCGACCCTCTGCGCCGCGATGACGCGGTCTGGTGATTCCCCGTCATACCAGACGATGACCGCCTGCGGTTGCGCTATCCCCTCGCCGTTCGAGGTGGTGCATACGACCGCGGCCATTTTGTCGCCGCGCTCTATCAGGCTGCACTCGTCATCAACCGTGAACAGCATGTAGAAGAATCCGTCGATGCCGTAAATTTCATTCGGGCAATAGCAGTCTTCTTGGAGGAACCGCCCCATGTCATCATGCACTTCCCCAAATTTCATCGCTTCACCGCCTTCCTCTTGTCGAAATCGGCTGCGACGGCCTCGAACGATGCGCTTATACGCTCCTTCCTCGCTCTGTCGCACTCTTGGCAGTAGTACGGGTTGCCCTTGTCGAACGTGAACGTGTAGCGCCTGCCGCATTCCGCGCATTTCGTCGCGAAAATGCTCATCGCTTCACCGCCCTCCCGCAGTTCGGGCAGTAGTTCGGGTCTAAGCCCGTAGCGCCGCCGTCCGTCCTGCTATCGACGTACAGATAGCCGCATTTGGAACAGCGCCACTTGTCGTAAAGCGTGCCGCTGTGCTCAAGCAGCCACTCGCACGTCCCCGCGCTGCGCGTGTTCCATTTCTTGATGTTCTCCCACGCTTCGATAGCGGCTTGCTCGTAGCCGTAATAATCACTGCGCGTGTTCCACGCTTCGACGGCTTCGGCTTCGGTGATAAACGCGCTCATCGTCACACAGCCGTTATGCGCTCTTTCGCACGCAACGTGCCACAGATTGTTCTTGTACGTATGCGCTTCGCCCCCGCAGAACGGACACGGCAGCAGCTCGTCTATCGCGCTCATTTGACCACCACCCTTATCGCCCTGCCCTGCTTCAGCCAGTTGCAGCCTGCTGTGTACACCTGTTCCTCCGTGCCGTCCCACCAGACGCGCTTCCAGAACGGCTCGCCTGTTGCCCAGTGGTAATGAACAACGTCAAGCATCCATTTCATGCACCTACCTCCAATCCAATATCGGCTATACGCTCGGCGTAAGTGTCATATGCCCAAACTTCGCTTACCGTGTTCATGCTTTCGTACATATCCATCACGAGCGATTCCAGCGCCTTGATGCGCTCCTGGCGCTTGTCCAGAACCTTGACGAGGTTGTGTATGCTCTCGTCTCTGTTGGCGATAAGCTCGCGCTGGCGTGCTATCTCCACGCCGCGCTTCGTCCAGCGTTCCCTTGTCACCTCAAAATGCCTGTGCTCGATTGCAAGCGCGTTGTTCAGGTCTTCGATGACGCGCTCCTGGCGGTTGATTTCCGCGCAGAGCGAGCCGTTGACTTCTTTCAGCCTGTCGATTTCGTCGTGTAGGTTTCCCTCGCCGAAACTCATAGCAACCTCCCCTGCTCGTGCTCTACGCGCCTGTTCCAGTTGTCCCATGCGCCCTGCGTGCTGCCAGCAGGTGTGCCGGTGGCCTTGCACGCGCATGCGATGAAGTAGCCCCATTGCCGCGAGTGCTTGCATTTAGCGTCTCGCTTGCCGCAGAACGGGCAAGCCTCGTAGTCCTTGCTCATTCGTCCTCATCTCCCATGCTGTCCTCATAGGCTCCGAATATCATCTTGCGCAACCCGTCCACGCAGCTGTCGTAGTAGGCCGCGTACTCGTCTGCCAGCTTCTCGCCGACCATCGCCCAGACAGTCGCGCCGAAACCTTCCAGGAAGCCTATGTCTCGTGCGGCCCTCTCGCGGTCCGTCATGCTCATTCGCCCACCCCCAGCAGCTCGCGTATCTCGGCTGCGCGTTCCGCGAACACCTCGTCGGGGTTTCGCCACATGTCGCTCTTCGCGTAGTCGAGGGCTTCCTTCCATACATCGCGCAATACGCCCTCTAACGTGCGCGGCTTGACGTGGTGGCAATTGCAGGCTTCGTACCACCCGCTTGAAAGGACGGTCTCGGTCGCATACCAGTCCTTACCGTTCCAGGACAAGCTGTTGAGCAGCACCCTATTGCCCAGACAATCCAGCTCGTCCCCGATTTCGAGGGCTTCGCCGTCATCTCCGACAGGCAGCTCTACGAACCGCTCGGCTATTTCCGCTTCGATGCGGTCGGCGTGCTCGCGCACCTTGCCCGGCACGCTGCACCCGATGCATTCGTCAGGATCGCAACCGCAGACGCGCAGCTCTTTGCGCATGTCCTCTAGCGCCTTTATCTCGCTCATGATTCCACCCCTTCAAGCGCCTTTTTTTCGACTCTCGACCATTTCTCGTATTCGCATATAACGCGCTGAACGTCCTGCATGCAGCTTGCGCAGTAGTAATGAGCTTGCCCTCGGAAGGTGTACTGGCTGCGCTTGTACTCGTACATCTGGGACAGCCTATGCCTCGGGCCGTCGAAGGGCTTGCCGCAGCATTCGCAGTGGTCGTGTTTGATAGCCGACCTCATCAGATCACCTCCTGGTCGTCCCAGTCGCGCACCCTCGCCCTCACGAACCGCTCGCCGTCCGCCTCGAAGTGGTGGATGTTGCGGTTCGCGAGGTTTATCGGGAGCATGTAGTCGTGCTCACGGCTATCGTCGAACACCACGCGGATTTCGCAGCGGCGGTAGGGCTCCATCGCCGGGTTCGCGCAGTCGCTCATCTCCGCCTCACCCCCAGCAGCGCGTTTGCGTCTATTCCCGTAGCTGCCGTGATCTTCGCGAGCGTGAACGCGCTCGGGAGCGCCGTGCCGTTCGCGTATCGGTAGAGCAGTCCCACGCCTATGCCCGTATCGCTTGCAACGGCCTTGTAGCTGTACGGCCCCATCGCCTGCTTGAACCGGGAGCCGAACGCCCGCATGTAACCGTCCCTGTCCACTTTCATCGCGACGCCGCCTTGAAAGCCTTGAGCAGCGAGCTCTTAGTCCTCTCGCACGCGACAAGCGCCTCGCGCGTCATGTCGACAACGTGGCCGGCGCCGCACTCGCGCAGCGTCCGCTCGTATGCGTAGCCCATGGCGGCATCGAAGGTGCTGAAGTAGTTCGTCGGGCTCCACGATCCTGCGCTCTTGCCCTTCTTGGCCTGAACCTGCACCTCCCAGGCAAGGTCCCCTCCTGCTATCCGCCATCCGTCCCACTCTGGGAGCTGTATAACCATGTCGAATTTCCTCCCTGCGTGCCCGAGGACGGCGGGAAGGCCCCGTTTCGCCCTCGGACGCACTCGATTACCAGTTCGTATAGAAGTCCACCCAGCCGCTGTTGCAGCCGCTATCGAGCACCATCGCCTCGCCGCGAGATGTCTCGATGACGGTGCCCTGCTCGTGGTCGTTCGAGGCGACCACGTAGTAGCCCTCGTCGGTGCGGTAGAAGCCGTGCTCGTCGGGCGTCCACTCCGAGGTTCGGTAGTGGTAGAGCACGTTGCTCGAATAGGCCGTCTCGGTCGTGCCGTTAGGGCCTTCCACCACGCCCACGAAGCTGTTGAGCCCGTCTGGGTCTCCCTTGACGCCCCCGTAGCTGTAGCTCGGCGCGTAGTAGGTCGGCTCGTAGTAAGCCTGGGCTGCGGCCTCCTCCTCGGCGATCCGCTGCGCTTCCAGCTCCTCGACGGCGGCGCGCATCTGACCAAGGCCCTCGTCGAGCCAAGCCTTCATTCGCTCTCGCTGCATATCGTCGAGGACGCGCGTGTTGGTCACGTCCCTGGGGTCCGTCTTCCACTCCCAGTCCTCGCGGGCCGTGGCCTGCTGGGGCTGGGCGACCAGCGCCAACGCGCAGCCGATCACGACGGCCAGCACGGCGCATGCAATCGCGTAATCAGCGTTCCTCATGATTCCTCCTCCACCGACCTGCCGTCCACGTCGGTCACCTTGGCCCCGCACCTGGGACAATAGGAGTGCGCGCGGGGCGCGTTGTGCAGCTTCCCGCATGCGGAGCAGCGGTAGTCGTTGCACGGCGTGCCCCTGAACTCCGTGGCCATGGAGCAGGTCTTCTCCCTGGCGAACCTGATTCCGCAGACCTCGATGGCCGTGATTCTCTCGTAGAGCTTCTGCGTGTATAGAGGCTGCTGGTACAGGACGCCGGGTTCCTGCTCGTCGGCCGGCGGGACGCGCCATTCGGCATCGCCCCACCTCGGCTTCTCGTACTTCAAGCGATCACCTCTCCACCTTGGTCTTGTCCAAGACGTTGAAACGCTGCCTCATGACGTTGGCGTCGTGAAGCAGCGGCACGATGTTCTTCCTCGCGCACATCTCGATGTAGTCGATGGCCTCCTCGGCCTGCTTCCTGTACGCGCTACTCTTGTCCTGCAACCTCATCCCACAACAGCTCCTCGACGTACTCGTTCTCGGCGAACCGCTTGCGCTGGTCCGCGTCCATCAGCTTCCATGCGGCTTGGATGGCCCTGTCGGCCTCCATGGCGGCCTGGGAGAGCGAGGACATTTCCGATTCCAGGTTTAAGATGCGCTCCTCCATGTCCTCGGCCTCGGACTCCAAGCCCTTCACGTAGTCCTCGCTCACGTAGACGTTCACGGCTACCTCCCCACGATCGGGGTCGCTCCCTCGGGCACCACCACGAGGTTGCCGCTTGCGCCGATTTCCTTCAGCGCCTCGATGTAGTGCTGCTGGATTACCTCCGGCGTCAGCGACTCGGAGAGCACCCTGTTGGCGTCGGCCTCGCCCTGCGCCTCGATTACCTTGGTCTCGGCCTCGACCTTCGCCGCTTCCTGGAGGTTCTGCGCCTTGGCCTTGGCGATTTCCGCCTCCTGGGCCTCGGCGTAGCGTTGGGCTATGTCGCCCGAGTAGCGCACGTCCTGCACGCTTACCTGCTCGACGTCCAGCCCCAGCCTCTCCCACTTGTCGGAGAGCGCGGAGCGCAGCCCCTCGGTGAACTCGCCGCGGTTGGTGAGCATCGTTATGGTGTCGTACCTTCCCGCGACCTCCCTGGCCGTGGCCCTCACGTCGTTCTGGATGACGGTGGACGTGAAGTTCTCCTGCGTGCCGTAGTCAACGTAGAGCTGCATCGCGGCGTCGGCGTCCAGGCTGTAGACGACCTGCAAGTCGATGTCGGCCGACGCGCCGCCCTTGTCGTTGACCGTGACGCACGCGCCCTCGGCCCTGCCGCCGTCGTAGCTGTACTCGGCGTCGCGGTAGAGGTTCACGAGGTTGTTGCGCACGTCGTACCTGACCGTCGACTGCCACGGGGCCTTGGCGTGGAACCCGGCGGACTCCGTGTAGCCCGCGAGCGAGCCGCCCCAGTTCCTCAGCACCACGACGTCTCCCGCGTCTTGGGCGTACACGACGGACGCGACCATCAGCACCGCGCAGAGGACGCCCGGAATCGCAGGCACCCACGCGGGGAACGGGTCCCAATCGTCCGACTTCCTCGACTTGACCGTGACCACCGCGACCACGACCGTTACGACCAGCAGAATCATCGCTATGATGAAAAGCATTCCATCTCCTCTCCGTAGGGGCCCCTGGCCTCCCACGTTCTTCCGTCCTTCTCGAACACGTACCTACCGAGCTGGAAGAGCCTCGGGTCGTGCGGCCTTATTCCGTGGGATAGCCAGTGGCCGTTCCACCACTTCTCGGCGTACTCGTCCGAATCCCATTCCCACCTGACCTTGATCCTGCCGGCGTGCCTGTCGCCGTGGCATCCCGTCGTCCCGCTGCCGCAGAGGGCTATGAGAGCGGGTTTGAGCACGAACTGGCCCATCGGCGTGGAGAGCAGGAAATTCCTTCCCTTGCCCTTGGGCGGCTCGTGGTGGGCGTTCGGGCGCGGCCTGCCGCATATCGCGCAGCAGGCGTCACCCGCCCTCCTGTAGCTGTCAACGTCGTCGGCCCAGTATTCGCCCCCCAGGTGCGGCATCCCGTAGAGGGATGCGACCTGGTAGCTCAGGCCCTTGAGCTGGCTCCTTTCGGGCACGAAGCTCATAGGCCGGCCCCTGTCATGAGGATGTCCGCGAACGCCCTCGCCATGAATTCGCCGAAGGACTCGGGTTTCGCGTGCTCACGCATCACGTCGTTGTATCGGCCGGTGTTGCCGAACAGCTTCTTTGCGCAGCAGAGGAGGAAACCCTTCTCGGGGTCGTACCTGTCCCCCTCGTGGCACTTGACAACGGTCTTGGTGCCGTCGTTCCAGATGACGATGGTTGCGGGGTCGTTGTAGATGACCTTGTCGATGTCCAAGCGCCTGGGCACCTGGTATGCGTAACGGAAATCCCCGCAGAAGGCTTCCCTCACGGCCTTCTCCAGCTTGTCGGCCGATATTGTCACTTCCATGTATCCTCCAATCGGAAGGGGCCCGAAGGCCCCTCGTTACTTGACTCTGTTAATAGAGGAGGCGGGGCCTATAGCCCCACCGCGTCTCCGTGCAGTATGTCGAACGCCCCGATTCGCAGTCCGAGCCACCGTATGACGGGGACGGCCATGGAGTTGCCCATCGCCTTGTACCTCGGCGTGTCGGGGCACTCGGCCGACCACTGCTCCACCTTCCTCCTAAGCGTCTTCAGCTCCTTCGAGCCCTCGGCGTAGCCAAGCGATCCGGCCACCTTGGCCGTCACCGCCTCAACGTCGCAGCCCGTCAGGTCCGTCCAGCCGTCTGGGAAGCCCTGGAGCCTCTCGCACTCGACCGGCACCAGCCTCCTCACGATGTAGTTCGCAATCCTTGCCGCCTCGAGACCCGTCACTATCGTCTGGTCCTGCGTCGCGGCCAGGGTGAAGCTGAGATCGTCACCCACAAGTGCTCCTTTCCCGGCCGTCCCGGTGGAGCCGTCCCACTTCTCGTAGGTATCGGCCCCCCCTCTGACCTTCAGCGCGTATGCCTTAGCCATCGGCCCTCCTCATGTGAGGAGGGCGCCCTCAGGCGCCCTCCATGTCCTCGCGGATCAACCGCTTTATGTACTCCGCTTTCCGCGGCTGCTGCTGTAGATGCTCCCACAGCTCGTCGTCGGCCGGGAAGAACCTCAGGGTGAAGGCGTGCGTCTTCTCCCTCTTGTACTTCGAGACCGCGCGCTTCTGCGCGTCGCTGACCAATCAAATCGCCTCCCTGAACTCCTCCCACTCGATGCCGAATTGCTTGCCGTTAGCTTTCACGAAATTGCAAGCAGCACCCATGAGCCAATTGACGTTTGCAATGTCCATCATACAGTAAGGAGTATCGCCGTAAGCGAATACGTAAGCCTGACGAGCTATGACGTTAGAAGCATCTTCGCAGTTATCCTCTTCGCGCAGAACATCGTACCCGACGCACTCGACGATTGCCGCCGCAAGTGCTTCTTCTGCCGTCTCGCCGAAACCTTGGCCGAGCATGTTCCAATTCAAGCCGTCGTATTCTTCCCATCCCTCGATCTCACAGCACCATTCACCTTCATTGATTTTGGCAATGAACACCTTGTTATCTGCCGTGTCGCTCACGAGGATTGGCGAACCAGCCATTACATCCGCGCCCCAGTCGTACCATTCAAGCGCGTTTTCGCGGCTAATATTCTCGTACCAGTCGATGTTCGTGTTCAGCATCGCTAGTCCTCCCTCGTGAAGTCTTCGTCCTCGATGATTTGCTCTAGTTTGGCGTTCATGAGGAACCAGATTTTCCCGTCCTTCATGTCGAGGATTCGTTCGAGGTTCTCGTCGTTCAGCTCGACGTTCAGCTCGTACATCTTCCACAGCACGTCGGACACGGTCAGCTCGTACACCACCTCTTCCATGTCGTGGCCGCCGTCGTACACGCGCTTATCATGGCTCCACGCCTGGAACTCCTGCCTAACCTTGCCCATCTCGACCTCCCGTCCCTAGAAACCGGTTCCATGAATCCTGAGTTCAGCTGGGGCGATGAAGTCGTAGACGTTCAGGCTTGGCGCCATGTCGCCGTTCGCGACCGTCTTGTAGAGCTGGCCCTTGAAGTAGCAGCGGGTCAGGCACGAGTCATGCTCGTCGTAGCGAACCTCGTAGCCCTCCCCGAGTATTGCCTGCAGCTTGTTCGCGACCTTGATTTCGCTCTCCCGCTTCGACATGCTCGGCTCCTTCCCAGGACATTCCTTCAACGCCCTGGTACTATTATAGTGCATGCCCTATATTTAGTCTAGTAGTTGCACTATATTTTCATGGACGATGACCTTGCCCTCCCAGACGTATTCGGAGCTGACGCCCTTCCAGTCCCTAGCGCAGAGCGGGCCGATCACGTCTCCGCCGTGGGAGGCGTAAGCGCGATTATCGGCGACCCCCCCCCGACCTTCAAAGTACCGCTCACGTCCTCGTCGACGGCTGCCTTGCCGTTGTCGTCGGCCATGCACACGATGTTCTGGCCCCTGTCAGCGCACGGGCTCGAATCGGCCCTGGCCGTGAGCGTCCCCGCCACGTCGCCGTACTGCGTCATGACGAAGTGGTCGTTCTTGCCGCTGCCCGTGTGGAGGGCGCCCACCACGGAGACGTCAAAGCCCCTCCAATCTGACCTCGTCGCGCTGGTTCTGGGTAAACGCCACGCTTCGTCCGCGCCCGTCCGGCATGATGACGCTCGGCGCGTGCTTGGCGATCATGGTGGGCGAGCACTCCTCGGTCACGGAGCACGCAGTCTCGCCGCCGTAATCCCCGATGAACGCGACCGCGTTGGCACTCGACGTGTCGATGGTGTAGGACACCCCCTCGCCGCTTACATTCGAGCCGTTCGCGCCGGTGTTCGACGCCAGCAGGGCCATCACGGCGGGCTGGTGGTAGTCGGCGGTCAGCGTCGGCGAGCTGTCCCCCCAGGCTATGTCCCTTGCCCTGGCTCCTGCGTGGTACTTGAATCCCCACGGGCCACCACCTGCTCCAGGGCGCTCTGCAGAATCGGCGGCAAGGGCTTCCCTCTTCTCTCGGCCCGTCGGATTATCCCAGCGCAGGCTTTCGCGCTCAAAGAGTATTTCGGCGGCGTGCGGGTTTCCAAGAACTCCGACAAGAAAGACGCGCCGGCGGCGCTGCGCAACCGGCCCGTACCATCCGAGACGAGGCCCGCCGGGTACTCGCACAAACTGCGCATCGAGTACTCTCCATGCCAGACCGTACCCGCAGTCATCCAGCTCCGCGAGTAGCTGTCCGAACGCATTTCCGCGCTCGGAACTAAGCGCCCCCGGCACATTTTCCCAGACGATGTAGCGCGGCGAGCTCCCGC